GCCACCACATCTGCTATTAGCTTAGACCAGCTAACGGATGTGTACATCAAAATACGCGACAAGCGCGCCCTTCATAAACAGGCTTTTGAAGCTCAAGACAAAGAGCTAGAAATACAACAGCAGATGTTAGCCGACGAGATGCTTGAGACTTGCAAGAATCTTGAGGCCGACAGCATCCGCACCAAGCATGGCACGATCATCCGTTCAGTTAAGTCACGATTCTGGACGAATGATTGGGATTCAATGTACCAAGTTATAAGAGAACACGGTGCATTTGGCCTTCTGGAGAAACGACTTCATCAGACAAATATGAAGGAGTTCCTTGCAGAGAATCCAGAGTTTTGCCCTCCCGGTCTCAATGTTGAAAATTCTTACACCATAGTCGTTAGACGCTCCAAGGAAAACTGAAATGAACATTACTCTACTCAATCAAGCACTCCCTGACTTCCTGCAAACTGCCGGTGTCAGCGAACTCACAAAGCAACTCGCAGGTAAGAGCGGCGTTAAGCGCATCGTGCCCAAGAACGGTATCTTCCGCAAGGTTGTCGGCGGCGAAGAGATGGGCAAAGTTAAGGGTGAAATCCGCGTTGTCATCGTCAATGCCTCACCCAAAGTGGGCCGCATCTTCTACGCTCAGCAGTGGACACCGGAAGCCGAGCCGACTGCACCGGACTGTTTCTCTAACGATGGTGCGGTGCCTGATGCGGGTTCGACTAATAAGCAGTCGGAGCGTTGCGATAGCTGCCAAAAGAACTTCAAGGGTTCTGGTATGGGCAACTCAAAGGCTTGCCGCTACTCCCGCCGTATTGCTGTTGTGCTGGAAGAAGACTTTGGTACGGGGCTTTCTGGTGAGGTGTACCAGATGAACTTGGCATCCAAGTCTTTGTTTGGCGAAAGCGGAACGGACAACACGCACACGTTCGAGAACTACACCAAGTACTTGGCTAACAACGGCAAGAGCTTGGACTACGTGATTACCCAGATGAGCTTCAATGAGGACAACGATAACCAATCGCTGCTGTTCTCACCTGTGCGCTTTATCAGCAAGGACGAGTACGGTGTTACCAGCAAGGTAGCTCAGCTTCCTGAAGTTCAGAAGATGGTGACGATGACTCCGTACCAAGCGGATGTTTCTGGTCGAGCAAAGCTGGAAGCCCCTAAAGCCCCTGCCGTTGCTGCACCGAAGGTTGAAGCCCCTAGCGAAGACCCTATCGAAGAGCCGAAGAAGCGTGAATCTAAGAAAGCTGCCGAGCCGGTTGTCGCGGTGAAGAAGAGCTTGGACTCTGTAGTCGCAGCTTGGACTGAGGAGGACTGATATGAGCCACGGTTACAGCCGGGTCTTAGTGAATGCTAATAATAGAGCAGACATTAGGCATCCGGGCGTAGCCTTGGGTCGTATATGTATCCAGAACGATATCCCTGTCGTTGAGTTAGCAAAGGCACTGGGCGTAAGCCGCATGACGGTTTACAACTGGTTTGTGGGGAGAGCTTCCCCAACTTTGCGACTCAAGGCCAGAGTCCTCGACTACATAGAACAACTCAAGAAACGCACATAGCGATGACTACTTTTGACCTGTTGGACGCAGTCCTCCCCAATGCGGGACGATACTGTGTGTTAGGCATTGGTAAGTACGTAGATCAACAGTTTGCAGACACTAAGGAAGAAGCTGATGAGTTAGTTGAGCGGTTCGTAAAGCGTAAGGTCGATGTGTACTTCGGGTGTGCCAAGTTTGGCCCGCTCAGCAACCGCACACATGACAACGCTACTTACTTCCGTGCGCTATGGATGGACATTGATTGCGGCATAGCCAAAGCCGAGCCCGACGAGAAGGGCGTGATCAAAGGTTACATTGACCAGCAGACTGGACTCAGTGAGTTTCAAAAGTTCTGCAAAGCTACAAAGCTACCGAAGCCAATCCTTGTAAGTTCCGGTTACGGAATCCACGCTTACTGGTTACTTGAGGAGACAGTATCCCGTAAGGAATGGGAGCCATTGTCAAGCCGACTAAGAGAGTTGTGTTCCGAGCATGGGCTTGTTGTTGACCCTTCGGTGTTTGAAGCATCACGGGTCTTGCGTGTTCCCGGAACATTCAACTTCAAGCAAGCGGAGCCGATGCCTGTAGAGGTACTAAGCTCTGATACTACGCGCATCCCGTATGCGCTGATGAAGGAACTGCTAGGCGCACCAGACCCAAAGCCTGAGAAGCCTGACTTTATCCCTCACGGTGCTATGAGCCCCATGATGGAAGCTCTGCTGGCAAACAAGGTCAAGCGGTTCAAGACCATCATGATGAAGTCGGCCAAGGGCGAAGGCTGTGGACAACTTGTGTATTGTTTTGAGAACCAAGCAACGCTAGACGAGCCCCTGTGGAGGTCTGCGTTATCTATTGTGGCTTTCTGCGTAGACAAAGACAGTGCGTCAAAGAAAATGTCTTCGGGGTATGAAGGCTATGACCCAGACGAAGTTGCGATAAAGATTGAGAACCTGATAGCCAAAGGTGGGCCACACCACTGCACTACGTTTGAGAAGCAGAACCCCGGTGGATGCGATGGATGCACTCACAAGGGCAAGATCAAATCTCCAATCGTATTGGGTATCGAAGTAGAAGAAGCCAGCGACGAGGACAACGAAGTTGCTATCGAAGCGGATGACGGGGAAACAGAGATTGTAGTAACCATACCAGAGTATCCGTTCCCATTCTTTCGGGGCAAAAACGGTGGTGTGTATAGAAGGCCCGATGCCGACGAGGAAGCTGAGGCTACCTTAGTCTACGAGCATGACTTCTACGTAGTTAAGCGTATGCGTGACCCCGAAGTCGGTGAAGTTATTTTGTTTAGGCTGCATTTACCGCACGATGGTGTGCGGGAGTTTGCTATTTCCACTTCAGCTATCTCATCAAAGGACGAGCTTCGCAAGCTGCTGGCACAGCAAGGGGTAGTAGCGCACTCAAAGCAGTACGAAAACTTGGCGATCTATGTAGTCACGTTTGTTAAGAACTTGCAGTTTTCAAAGAAAGCGGATGTTATGAGAACACAGTTTGGGTGGGTTGAGAAGGACAGTAAGTTCATCATGGGGGACAAAGAGGTTACTAAGGACGGCACGTTCTACAGCCCGCCGACTTCGACCACAGAGTTCTTTGCTGAAAAGATTCACCCCAAGGGTGAATTTGATAAGTGGAAGGAAGTCTTCAACCTGTATGGTTTACCGGGCATGGAAGCCCATGCGTTTGGCGCACTGACAGCGTTCGGTTCACCGCTTATGAAGTTCACTGGCTTGGATGGCGCGATCATCAACGTCATCTATGAACTGGCGGGTTCTGGTAAGTCCACCATCTTGCGTATGTGCAACAGTGTGTACGGTCAGCCCAAAGAGATGATGGCGATTGAGAAGGACACGTTCAACGCAAAGATGCAGCAGCTTGGGGTTATGAACAACCTGCCCAATACGATGGACGAGATTACCAACATGACGGGGATCGAGTTCTCGGATATGGCTTACAGTATCAGCCAAGGCCGGGGCAAGAACCGCATGAAGGGTCAGGTCAACGCCATGCGTATGAACAACAGCACATGGAACAACATGACGCTGTCCTCATCTAATTGCAGCTTCATTGAGAAGCTAGGTGCGGCAAAGAACACACCTGACGGCGAGTCCATGCGGTTGCTTGAGTACAAGATTGAACCCAATGACATTATTGGTGTGTCAGTCGGCAAGCATATGTTCGACCACCAGCTTAACGACAACTACGGACACGCTGGAGAAATCTACATTAGCTGGTTAGTGAATAACCTTGAGGATGCTAAAGCACTCCTACTAAAAGTACAGGCCCGTATCGACAAAGAAGTTCAGTTCACTAGTCGAGAGCGGTTCTGGTCGGCAGTAGCTGCATGTAATATCGCTGGAGGTCTCATCGCCAAAAGCTTAAAACTGCACGACTACGATATGCAAGAAGTTTATATTTGGCTAAAAGGAATGCTATCTAATATGAGACAAGATGTG